GTCGTAGATATTATCTATGTATTTAGCAAAGTCTCTTTGCATTGTAGCTTTGACTTGTGCAGCAATACTGCTGCTTGCTTTAAAACCATAGATGTCTGGTAAATGTATATGAAAACCTCTACCAGAAAACCATACGTTAATATGTTCATGTTTAACACCTAGATTTTGTATGTCATCAACAAGCTCTCCTACTTTATTAATAGTAGCATCACCTTGCTTTTGTCCTTCTAGGTCTACGTCAATGTATAACTTATCTATTGCTTGCTTACCATTGTATCTTGCTACTGTGCCATGTTCAGCATGATGTTTCTTTATTTCATCAGGTTCATATAGAAACATACTACGATATATTTCCCTACCTTTGTTTTTGTTAAGAACATCTTTAAACTCAGCAAGTGTGCAAAACTTGTTACGATTTGCAACTGTGTTAATTGCATATTCTATTAGATAAGTGTTATTTCCCATGTGTGTTCTGCGCTTTTCGTTTTAACTCGTTTAATCTCTTTTATATCGATACGTTGCATTAACTCTGGAGTACGTTTAAACTCACGCCAATATCTACCTGCAGTACCTGCATTAAATAGTTTGTCGTAATATACTAAACCATACTGAGTTAATTGATTCTCAACCTCATGGCTGGCAACCCTAAAGTTGCCAACCTCCATACGAGATTTAAGCCAATTTATCAATATCTGTGTGACTGTTGGCTTACCCATGATTATAAGTCCATGTCGTCATTTACATCAGAACTATCAGCAGAAGGTTCTTCAGTAGGTTCTTCATAAACTTTAATCCATCCATCACGAACTTGCTTGTCAAACTCTGCTTTGTGAGCATCTTGACCAGCATCTACAGACATTACAATGTCAAAGTCATTCCAAAATGGTTTGCCATTGTCTCTGAGTCTATCGCTAGGATATGTAATGTAAGAGAACTCTTTACCTATTGCTTGGTCAAACCATGCATCAGGTATTACCATGTCTCCATTAAGGTCTTTAGTATTTACACCTACAGCCTCAAAGAACTTAGCAACTTTGAATGCACTACCCCAAGGATTCTTAGGATTGTCTTTCTTATAGTTGCCAGAGATAGTAAATGTGTAGTCATAAGAACTACCATCTTTACTTTGTTTCTCTATTACAACATCCAAACATACGTCATTGTTCCATGACATGTATGCTTTTGGTGGTTCATTGTATCTTGCAGATACAGATTTAGCTTTAACGACTTGTCTATAACTTCCAGCCATTACTTAGCCTCCTTTGCTTTTTTGATTGCGTTTTGTAATTTAACTATAGCTTTAGCAGCTCTATCTTCAGTAGGATTTTCGTCAATTAACTTTCTTACTTTTGCAGGTGTATCAGTACCTTTTAAAGCAGGATCTCGTGACAATCTATCTAATTTAAGATTCTGGTCTACTGTTATATGACCTTTAGTTGGTTTCTTACCATTAAGTAATGTTTGCTCACGATTATCCATACTATCAGAATCTTCTGTATCGTCAATTGCAAACAAACCATTACAAGCATACTTGCGAGCATACGTTGATGCAGTACCTGTCATCTGTGGGTCATCCATACCTTTCTTACCAACAGATTCTCTAGCAAATGCATCTACAGATATACTGTCATTTCCGTCTGATAGCTCAACTGTTGCTTTAATGTAAGTACCATTATTTTTATCTACTAGTTCATCAGAAATTGTAATAACACAGCCAGTTTTATCTAGCAATGGTTTTACATTTTCAAAGATGTCATCTAGTGTCCTGTAATTGAACTTAGCAAAACTATTTACATTTGACTTTTTAACTTTTAGCTCATGCTGTATAAAGTTAAGTTTCTCTGTAATAGTTGCTGTTTTAAAGTCATCCATTAATTACCTCCTAATTTATGCTGAATGATTGATTGTTTTTTCTTGTAATATTTACAAACTTCTGCGCTACTTTAAATGCTTTTACATTATAATCATAACCAGCACCAAACTGTGTAGTTCTTACCCAGTCTTTGTATTGCTTGTCATGTGTATAATATTGTGTAATTGCATTGTATGCATCCCAAAGAGTTTCACCTTTGTTACCCATACCATTGTAGAAGTTGTCTTTGATTTTATTATAGACAGGGAGAGCTGTATTACGTACAAATATACCCATATCTGGTAAAGACTCTTTATTCCTATTCTTTAAAAATGGTATAACTGTTTCAAGATATAGGTCTAATGAATCTTCGTTTATTTCTACTTCACCAAAGTTATTCATATCATTAATAGCAGCTTTAAAGTCTCCGTTAGATCTTCCTATAATTTTTGTAAGATTCTTAACTCTGTCTTTAATACTACTAGTATGTTTAAGTGAATATTGCCATTTGGCATCTCGTGATAACGCTAGTTCAATAGTATTGTAACATACTACACGAACACCTGTAGGTCTAAATACACTACCAGCTGAACCATCGTGTGATGTATATAATAATACATATTGTTCTATCAAATCATCACCTACTTTGTAGTTTTCTGGAGATTTAGCAAGTATCCATACTTTCTTACAATCTTGCACACTACCTGCTGTTTCTAGTTTGAAACCCATATCAAGTAGTGGTTCAAATGGTGCAAATGCTTCACGATTTTGTAAGATACCATATTTAGCAGATACATTACCAAGTATCTGTTCAGTATCTTCTCGTAAAGTTACATAGTGACCTGTTTTTCTACCTCCATATCCATTGTTAGGATTTATATAAGTAGGTTTTTTTATTACATTCCAGTCAAGCTTTGCATATTGCAACGCTTCTTCTATTGTTGGAGCATCGTCTACTCTAGTACCTTGTTTATGCCAAGGTGTATCTCCAACGTACATCATATTATCTATAAATGCTGGACTCATATGTCCTCCCTTTCTAGTGGTAAGTTTATGTGACAATCTAAACAGACTAAATTTTCTACTACATAATTGTCAATTTCTGCAGGAATATATTCTCTGTTTTTATGTTCACAGTCTTTTTGTTTCTCCATAGGTTTGTTTCCCTTTGATTTTAGCTTTAGCTTTTAAATGTATCAGCTCTGTTTGTAGTTTGTCAGCTTCTGGTGCTGCTAATTCATTTAAACCAAGTATGATAGTATCAACTTCGTCTAATGTTAGCAGCACTCCAAACTGCAATCTATCGTCTTTATTTAGTTTCAGATACATTGTCTAAAACTCCCATGTGATAATCAATAGCTTTTGATAACTCTTTAGCTCTGCTTACATACAATGGTTTAGCTGTACCAAGTTGGTCAAGAAACTCTTGTATGTCTCGTAGTAACTCTTTACTTGTCATCTTTATTCTCCTTTGTTTGTTCTGTAACATGTTGTTTAATAATGACTTCTGTAACGCCAAATCTATCCATACCATTTAACAAATTAGCTAGTTGTGATGCAGTTTGATTCTTGTGTGTAATTGTTGTAGCACCTTCAACAAGAATTTCTACATCATATCTAGTTTTGTTTGTAATTATATCTGTCATTTTAATTGTTACGTTACCAGCAAACTTTAGCACATTGTTTAACGCAAACGCAAGATAACCTAACGCTTTACTAAATTGTGCTAGTAGTCTCATTTTATTCATTTCCATTCTCCTCCTTCCAACCATCTATCTATATGATTATTCTCAAGATCTTTTAGTTGGTTTTGTATTTTGATTGTTTTGACCTCATCCTTAGTTAGATTATATCTAATAGGAGCAGGTTGCATTTGCATCTGCATCGTTTTACCTTCTTCTGCTGCTTCTTCAAAACATTGTGGACAATAAACTACATCGTGACTTTTAGTTACATATTCTTCAGTACTTGTATCTAGTTCTACATAACTAGTTTCAGTCATTTCTGGTTTAATGTCTGGATGTATCATACATCTCATAATAACCTCCATTATTTGTTGAAGATAGAGGGAGCAACCATAGGAATGAATGATATAACGAAAAAAACTCCCCCTATCTTGTTATAATTTAATTAATTTGTAAGAAAATACCTATTAGTTTTCCTCTTGTTGGTGTATAATTCTACCATCTTGAAACATCCAAACACCTAACCTATCAAAGCGTTTGTAATCTTCAGGGTCACCTCCATGTTCAATACACATATCTCTAAAATGTTGTTCTGTTATTACCATTTTGTTCTCATGTCCTTTCCTTTATGTTTTTTAATTAGTTTTTTAAGATTGTTTGGTTTACGCCACAATACAGGTTCAACAAGATGTGGTGTTTGATGTCTAACACCATGATATTCCCCATAGTATTTTTGTATTACATCTACAATTTCACTTGGGTAGTCTTTGTATTCTGCTCCTGTATTGTTTAATAAACCTATTTTCATTTGTACAAGAACACAACCTTCATCATTTCTAAAACCACGACATACTACACCTAAATCAATCCATTTATACGCAGTTCGTTTGTAATCGTCTTGGTCTAACATCATTAATGCTGAACTTGATACTCGTTGTCTAACTACTAATTTTTGCATTATTCCTCCTTTGTTAATTTTTAGAGCCTATACACAACCCTAACACTTCTTCTACTGCCACACCGTTGCAAACTCGTGGTAGATTCTTCGTGTCGTGTACTTCCTACTGCGTTTTAAAAAATTTGTAGGTTTCCATCGTGGCTAATGTCATGACGTTAACGAATGTTAATGTGCATAGGCTCTTATATATTTCCCCTGCTTTGGTTGTTGTAAGGTGCAGGGGTTACCTCACTAGAGTAACAGTATGCTCGTTTAGCCATTGTTCTCTAACCTTACATTTAATTCTAACTGTGTACGTTTAAAGTGAGTCTAGACTAGTTCTTACCTTTTTCAAGACTTTAAATCGCAGGGAATATGTAAGGATTTTTTCAACGAAATTTACACAACAAGGTAAAGCCTCCTGTTAAGTCTGTAACTGATGACTTTACCTCATTGTGTTGCTACCTGACTGAGTTAGTTATATAAATTCACTCTAACTCCAAGTTGATGACTGGGGTCTAATGGCTCTGCTGTTATTGCTGCTATATACAGATTCTGGTACCAAAACAGACATGACTACCAATTCATGAGAGCTTGCAGTAGCATGGTATAATTACTGGGTATAGTGTTCACTCGTGTCTGTACATTTCAGAGATCCTTACGACATTACTAACTATTAATTACCAAACCAGATTATACCAAAGATTGAGGGAGAAACTATAGCAGGCTTGTTTGGCAACCCCACGTTTCTTGTTGTGGCTACCCCACAAGGTACGAGCTTTTTGGCGAGTTATAATACAGAGTAACTGTAGAATACAGTTACACATCAAATATAAAGATAATGGGTACGAAGTACACATTTAAAAAAATTTTTTGTGTAGTGAGCAACTATTACAGCTACTCACTACACTTGTGTTATGTGTTATTTACTAGTACGCCTAATCGCAAATCTAAAAACATTATTCTTTGCTTTTAGCTCTGTTTCAGGTACTATTTCCAGTTTCATCTCAGAAAGCTCAGTCTTAACCTGTTCTACTTCTTCAACTGCCTCATCTGTACCTTTCATGAATATGTTTACATACCAATTATCATCATCATCTAATATACTAGGTATATCAGACATTGAAATTGGTGTATTAATCCATTCCATTTTTCCGTCTACTTCTGTTTCTTTGGATTTATTGAACCATACAAATTCATTTGAAGCCTCTTTAACAGATTCTTTCCATGACTTTATTATTTCTCCAAATTTCTCCATTTTACTTTTACTCCTATGTTACGTTATGCCATACCATCGTGATATGACAGAGATTGAGGGGAAAGCTATATGCCCACTACTCCCTAAACTCCATTAGGAGAGTTTTTACAAGGGATGTAATGAGCATGTATTTAGCCTATTAATTGACGTTGAACTTCTTCTACTGCAAGAATATGAGTAGGATAGTCTTCAACAGATACACCGATAGTAATACCATCAGAATCTTTACGAAACTGATGATATTCATTATCTGTATATAAGTAAGTGAAACTCATGTATCACTCCTTTCCTTATGATTGCATTTTATTAAATTTTTCAGCCTCTGCTAATTCAGCTTTTAATTTCCAAATTTCATCTTGCTTTTTCTGTAAGTTTCTTACATGCTGTGCTGATAGTCTGCTGTATTGACTGCATCTATGTTGAAGGCTTTTAACAAGTCTTTGAAGATATTCAACATCTACATTATAGCATGATGGACATCCGTCATGATGATTATGTAAAGGTTCTTTGCAATTATCTTTTTGCATATTATACTCCTATGGTTATTATTAATTATTATAGATAGAGGGGCTTTTAAACCACATTAAATATATTAGGGATAGTACTCAATTTGGTAGGTACTACTCATTACACGCTGATGTTGAGTAGATTACTGCGTGACCTCCAATGCCTATCCCTAACATAATAAATTTACGAGCCTATTAACGAGGTCTGTACTGCAGATACTCTCTCGAAACTGATATCGATATGATGCAAAAACGCTTTTCATTCACGATACTTGATTACGCCTGTAACAGGTTATGTAACGCTAGGACTTTTGCCTATAAGGGCAGAGAAAGAGGGCTTAAAGTATATGGGAATATTTTCAACGAAACATATTAGTACTCCAAATACATGTAAGGATTATAACGTATAGGGTGGGATACCTACACACATTAGGATACATGCGTGAGATGACAGGGGTTTTGCGTAAGCAAAAGGGCATGTCCTCACAGCATGGGGTGGGTTAGAAATAATGGGTGAGCATTGCAGCAGCAAGAGACTGCAATGCGAACTCAATCTAACTGGATGATTGAACTCAACCTAATTACAACCCACAACCCCTAATGTAACGGGGTAGGGTAACCTATACACCAAGCACATACATTCTTGTTCTAGTTTTGTAAGAGTATTGGAACATATATATGCAAATCAGAGTTGAAATAGCATAAAGTTTTACTTTAAATTAAAAAGACATGACTGATAAAAAGCGAATTTACGAAGTATTTAACATTGCAACAGGTAAATGGGAAGAATCTTCTATGACAGATGCAGAATATCAAGAGATCTTGAATAGAGTTAACATGTCTACAGAAGAATTAGAGGCAGAATATGAGATAATTACTCGTATTATTGAACAAAAACATGGTTTACACAATAAATCTGATGAGAGTATGGATTAAAGTATATAGTATATTATATATAAGTTACTTATATAGTAACAGTTACTAATAAGTAACAGTTACTAGGAAAAACATGATAAAAATAAAGCGAAGAATCAATAGAAAAACTGCAGAATACCCTGTTTATACAAAACAAGAAGCAGATGATAAAAATATTAAGTATTTATACTGGAAAGAGTGTGATACTGGTGACTGGGGGCTGACAGATGACAATTATGTTAGTGAATGTGTGTCTAGAAAGGATTATACAGATAAAAATGGCAATACTAAGACATTTATTAAGCTAACATGTGGTGTAGGATGGGGAAGTTCGTTTTCTACAATAAAATTTGAGTTAAATCATGCATATGAGTGTTATTCTAAAACAAATCCTGCAAAAGATTGGAAACAACAAGAAATAAATACTACAAGAGCAAAAAATACAATAAATACATATGCTAATATGCTATTATCTGGAGATAAAGTAGATTTTGACAAGTTAGGCAGGATATATAGACCTGACCAAAAGATTCCAGCAGCAACAGTACGAAGATTTTTAAAACAAAAGGTATCAAAAGACATGGTAGAACAAAAATTAAAAGAATTATTGGCTGAAAAGAGTATTAACAAAGAATTTGCATTAGATAACCTACTTAGAGCGTTACATATGGCAGAAGGTAAGGGTGATGTTAACAATTTTCTTAAAGCAAATGATGCAATAATGGATTTACTAGAAATGAAACCTAGTAAAAAAGTATTAACAGACACAGTACAGATAGATGTTACTAAACAAATAGCTGATACTATAGCAATGGAGGAAAATAAACTAACATTACAAAGAAAAGAGGAAACAAATGAGCATCCCCAAGAATCCTGATGAATATGAGCATGTAAATGCTAACATCATGGAAGACCAGCTTGATGTAGCTGTAAGAGCGTTGCATGTTATTTCTGCTATGCCTAGTAGTGACCCAGAGTTTCTTTCTTCCGTAGCTATTGATGCGTTGAAAGAAATGGAAACCTATGGCATATTGTGGAATGATGAAATGTATTGATGTTTGCACATTGCCCTATTATAAGCAGAGTGTGTGCATTTGCTACAGATTGTGGTGACCATAAGCATTGTGGCTTAAAAACAGGTAATTATGAAGAAACTAAAATACATAACATAACAACATGCCCTAAACCAAAGAAAAAAAAGCGTGGCAGAAGATAAAAAACTAGTAATAAACAAATTAAAGAAGAACATGATAATGTTTGGTAAGATTATAATGCCAAATATGTTTACAGTTCCTTCACCAGATTTTCATTATAAGATTGCTGATGCTTTACTTGATAGTGCCTCCAAGCAAGTAAACATCATTGCCCCTCGTGGTCATGCAAAATCCTCCATTGTGGGTGGTGTCTACCCTTTATACCACCTTATGCATCACGAGGGGAATAAATTAATAGTCTTAGTATCTAGAACTCAAGACCATGCTATAAAATTATTAGGTACAATAAAAGACGTTCTTGATTATAGCGAAACTTTTAGAGCTATATATGGATACTGGGGTCAACATAGTGCTAAACAATGGGCAAAATCAGAAATAGAATTAAAAGATGGTTCTATGATTATATGTAAAGGCACAGGTCAACAGCTTAGAGGTATTAAAGTAGGTAGTCAAAGACCTACGTTAATTATTGTAGATGACCCAGAAGACGAAAATAATACTAAAACTGCAGAAGCTATGGAGCAAAACCTTAGATGGTTATTGCAATCAGCAGTTCCTTCACTAGATCCCACTAAAGGTAGAATAATAGTTATTGGTACACCGCAGCATCAACGCTGCATGGTAGAAATACTAAAACAAATGAAAGGATGGGTTAATATGCATTTTAGTCCAGACATGGACAAAGAAATAGCATTGTGGGAAGAGTGGCAACCTATAAAAAAATTAAAACAAAAAAAAGAAGAATTAGAGTCTATAGCAAGAGTAAGTGTATTTTATAGAGAATATCTATGTAAGATAGTTGGCGATGAAGACCAGCTGTTTAAAGAAGAGTATATACAATATCATAATTATAAATTAGAAATAGATAGTGACAATCAACACTATCTAACTGGTAATAATAAAAAAATACCAGTAAACGTCTTTATGGGGGTTGACCCTGCATCCTCAATACGCAAGACAGCTGACTATAGTGTTATTATGCCTATAGCAGTTGATAATAAAAACAACAGGTATGTTCTAGAATACTACCGCAAAAGAGCAACCCCTATGAATTTAGCAGAAAGCATCATAGAGTATTTTAAATTATACAAACCTGTAAAAGTACGTATTGAGTCTGTAGGTTATCAGGAAATGCTACGAGAGTACCTGAGACAAAGAACAGAAGAAGAAAATCTGTTTATTAGTGGATTAGAAATAAAAGAGTCACCACGAACTAGTAAATCATCAAGACTAGAAACAATGGAGCCATATTTTGCACAAAAGAAAATGTATATTAAAAAAGACCAACTAGCATTAAAGGATGAATTACTATTATACCCTAGAGGTAAACATGATGACTTATTAGATGGATTATACTATGCAATGAAAAAATGTTATACACCAACTCATGCAGTAGAAACTAATAAAAAACAATCTAGCAGCAGAGTTGCTGCAAGGAGCTATGATTGGAAAACATCTTAAATGGGAACTTTTTATAGACATTAATAGTTTAAGTAACTAAAAACCTAACTCTATGCATAATAATAACTCTAGTAAAGAACCAGAAGTACAATTAACACAAGACCTTTTAAGCGAGTATAGCTCTGCCAGAGAAAACTGGGCAAAGCAAGCTGTAGAGGATAATGAGTTTCGTAATGGTAAACAATGGACAAAAGAACAGGCTGATACCTTACGCAATAAAGCTCAAGAACCAATTGTAGTAAATGTAATTTTTTCTGCAGTAGAGCAAGCAAAAGCAATGCTCTCTGCTAATAAGCCACGATTTCAGTCAACTGCCAGAGAAACCAGCGATACAGAAGTTGGTCGTTTATTTTCTGACTTGATGTCCTACGTCTGGGATAATTCAAATGGCAACGTAGAACTCAAGCAATGCATCGATGACTACTATGTAAAAGGCATGGGAGTTATGATGGCATATACAGACCCAGATAAAGACTTTGGTCGTGGTGAAGTTTGTCTTAAATCAATAGACCCTCTTGAAGTATACTTTGACCCAAGCAGTAAAGATCCTTTTGCTAGAGATTGTGGTCATATAGTTGTAGCTAAATTGATGAGTCAAAATCAATTGATACAACATTTTCCTGAGTTCACAGAAGAAATATTACAAGTTCAAGAAACTAGTTATATTAATATACCTGCTGAAAGCAGAACTCCTTTATACTCTGAAGACGTTACATTAAAAAGTAGAGTAGCAGGAGAAGAGTTAAGTGGCGACAGAGAACTAGAAATGTTTACAAGGTATACAAAAATACGTATGCCTTATTATAAGATTTATGACCCTTATGCTAATGAAGAAAAAGTTTTAAATATAGAACAATATGATGAATACAAAAAAGAAGAAGTAGTTATCTTAACTGATAATAATGGTGATGTTCAAATATTTACCGATGAAAAACAAGTAAGAGGTTATGTTCAATTGCATGAACAAATGGGTGATACATTCCATATGATGCAAGACCCTATGTCAGGTCAACCTATGCCAATGGCAGGTAAGGAACATGAAGGGTCAATACCTAACTCTACAAGCTATATAGACATTGCTACTAAAGACCATTTAATAGAAGATAATAGAATTTTAGTAAACGAAATAGAAGTTACAAACATAGAGCAATGTGTTTCTGTAGGTGATTATATGTTATATAAATCAATATTACCTATAGAAGAATATCCAATTGTGCCATTTATGAATGGTTTTAATCGTAATCCCTATCCTATGTCTGATGTAAGACTTGTAAAAGGATTGCAAGAGTATATAAATAAAATACGCTCATTAATTATTGCACATGCATCTAGTAGTACAAATGTAAAATTATTAATCCCTCGTGGTGCAGTAAACAAACAGCAGGTAGAACAAGATTGGGGTAGAGCAGGAACAGCGGTCATAGAGTTTGACCCAGAGTTAGGTAGTCCTATAGTAGCATCCCCTATACCTTTGCCTAATGAATTATATAAAAATGAGGCAGATGCAAAAGCTGATATTGAAAGAATCCTTGGTATATACGCTTTAATGCAGGGCGACATGGGTGCTGCACCACAAACTTTTAAAGGTACTGTTGCTTTAGATGAATATGGTCAAAGACGTATAAAATCTAAAAGAGATGATATAGAAGAAGGAATAAATCAATTAGCTAAAGTAGTTATAGGTTTAATACAACAAGTTTATACAGACCAAAAAGTTATGAGAATAATGCAACCTAATAATAAACCTATGGAGGTTGTAGTTAATAGTCCTATGTATGATGATATAGGAAATGTTGTAGGGAAACAAAATGACATTACTGTTGGTAAATACGATGTTATAGTATTGTCTGGTTCTACATTGCCAAGTAATCGTTGGGGAAGATTTGAGTACTACATGCAGTTGTATCAAGCTGGTTTAATTGACCAAATAGAGTTATTAAAACAAACAGATGTTGCAGATATGGAAGGTGTACTAGAAAGATCTGGACAGATGAAACAATTACAATCACAGTTACAAATGCAAGATGAAGAAATTAAGAAACTTAAAGGTGATTTACAGACCGCACAGAGGGAATCACTACATGATAGAAAGCGTGTAGAAGTAAAAGAATTTGAAAAGAAGCTTGCTAAAGCTGAAGCCAAAGTAGAAATGGCACAAAAATTATATCAATCTAGACTTAGTGATGAATTAAGAAATGCAAGAAATGATTTATCTACTGCTGCTGAAGATAATCCACAGCGTGAGATGAATGAAACTATATTGAGTATAAACGAAGATGGCTAATTGGCTTGGAGATAATAAGGAGCATACTAATAGGCTTCCTGATAAAAAAGAAAAAGGTTGGATGAAACCAGTAGAAAATGAAGATTATTGGTTTAGGTATACAAACATAGACCCAAAAATAGTAGAAGACCATGTAAAATTATGGACAACTTTTACAGATAAAAGTTTTGAAAGTGATGAGTTTGAAAAATTTTTATATGCTCCAAGCAAAGATAAAGAAAGATATTTACTTCAATCTGCATTTAGAAGTCAAAATGCTATGCAAGATACAGATGATGCATTATATAGAAGTCCAGAGTTTATAAGATTAACTAGAACAGATATGGATGTACAAGATTTTAGATGATAGCAGAGTTTGTATTTGAATTATTTGTAGCTATACTTTGGGTTACTTATGTAGCATCAGTATACTATATAATATACGATTACATCATAGGATATAAAGAGTAAAAGAATTGAGGAAGCGGTTGCTGGAATTAACCAAATCGCAAATAAAGGAAAAAGAAAATGGATAATTTGGAAGTAGTTGATGCTGGTTCTGCACCTACAAAA